ATATCCAAAGCTCGCAGATGCGATCCAACAGATTCAGACAAACTCATTCACAAACCCAACACACTTCATCATGCACCCACGCCGCCTTGCATTCTTGCTTGCAGCAGTTGACAGCACAAACCGCCCATTGGTAGTGCCAGCCGCTAACGGCCCAATGAATGCAGCAGGTGTTGGAACAGGTGGTTCTGCATACGGAAACTCCGGATATCAGATGATGGGTCTCCCAATCATTACTGATGCAAACATCGGAACAACATACGGAACAACAACAAACCAGGATGAAATCTATGTTGTCAACGCAGGTGAATCTCACCTTTGGGAACAACCAGGATCACCATTCACACTTCGTTACGATGCAACAGGTGCAGGCAACTTGACAATCAAGACTGTTGTGTACGGATACGCTGCTTACACAGCAGAGCGTTATCCACTAGCAGCCTCAATCATTTCAGGAACCGGATTGAGCGCACCAACCTTCTAATTTGAAGGTTCTTCAATAGTGTGAAGAGTGGGTAGGCTCCCCCCGACTTACCCACTCTTCACCTCTAAGATTCGGGGGAATCACATGAAAACAGGTCACAAAGTAACAATCGGCTCTTGCGATCCAGGAATGGTCAATGGCGCTTTTGCTTTCAGACTAATCCAACTCTCAGGAGCTAGAAATTCAAAACTCGGCCCATTTGTGCGAGTCAAAGGTTCAGGGTTATTGTCAAAGCAACGCAATCGTGTTGTAAAACAATTTTTAGAAATGACCGATTCCGATTGGTTATTGATGTTGGATAGCGATGAGCAACTCTCAGTTGAAGCATTTGATGCTTTATGCGACACCGCCCATGACAAAGAACGCCCTGTTGTTGCAGGTTTAGTCTTTGCAGGTTTCGGTGTTCCTGGCAAAACTTATCCAAAACCCGTTCCTGCAATCTTTCAGGATTCACCACAAGGATTCTTGCCCTTGTATAAATATGACAAGAACTCAGTTTTTGAAATAGATGCAGCAGGTACAGGTTGTCTGATGGTTCATCGAAGCGTGTTGGAAAAGATGCGCGAGGTCGCAGACCCAAATCAAGGCAAAGATTGGTGTTGGTTTTGGGATGGGCCTGTCAATGGTGAATGGATTGGTGAGGACTTACTTTTCTCACGCAGAATCAAATCACTTGGCTACCCAATCCATGTGAACACTTCAGTAATACTTCCGCACCAAAAGTCGTTTTGGTTAGATGAAAGTCATCACGAAGCATGGAAAGACTAAAGAAACTTCTTCGCAGAAAGCCGAAAGAAACGGCAACTGCGGAGCCACAATTAGAACGAGCAATCCTGCCGAAAGCAGAAAAGAGGATAAAGCGTGGCGATCACTAACGGTTATTCCACACTTGCCGAGTTGAAGGCAGCATTGACAATCACCGATTCAACAGATGATGCAGCTCTTGAAGCAGCCATCAATGCAGTAAGTCGAATGATTGATGACTACACAGGGCGATTCTTTTACAAAGACGGCACAACGCAAGCACCTGTTGCTCGTTACTATACCGCCCTTGATCCCTGGACAATGAATGTTGATGACATCACCACAATCACACAGATTGCAACTGATGACAATTTCAATCAGCTTTGGGATACCGTGTGGGCAACAAGTGATTACATGGTTGAACCAATCAACAATCCACGAAGAGGGTGGCCGTTCACACGAATTCTTGCAATAGGTCGTTATGTATGGCCTTACTATTTGCCACAGGCTTGCAAAATCACAGGTGTGTGGGGTTGGAGCGCGGTGCCTTATGAGGTGCAATCAGCTTGCTTGATTCAATCTTCGCGCATCTTTGTTCGCCGACAATCACCATTTGGCATTGCAGGAACACCTGAACTTGGAACTGTCAGACTTACTTCACGCCTTGATCCTGATGTTGAAGCCTTACTTCGACCTTTCCGCAAGAACAATGGGTTGGCTAAGTAATGAATCCAAGTCAAGTTCGAGATGGTCTCAAAACAAGATTGCAAACAATTACAGGCTTACGAGCCTATGATTTGATTCCTGACACAGTAGTTCCGCCTTGTGCGGTAGTTGGACAATTAGATTTCACATTCGACATTGACAATGCTCGCGGTCTTGACCAAGCGCAGGTTGATGTTCTTGTGATTGTGCAACGCTTTTCAGAGCGTGCTGGACAAGACAAACTCGATGCCTACCTTGCAGGTTCAGGCGCAAGTTCTATCAAAGCAGCAATTGAAGGTGATCGCACTCTTGGGGGAACAGTCAACACCTTGCGAGTCACAGGTGCCGAAGCAGGTACTTATGATTCACAAGGAGTCACATTTCTTTCCTATCGTTACAGAATCACGATTTGGGGATAAGGAGAACCAATGGCATACACCGTCATCTCAGATCGAGAGGTCTGTGGCAAAAAGAAGGGTGAGTCAATCACCGACAAAGAACTTGTTGATGCAGGAGTAAGCGCACAAGCACTCATTTCTGCAAACCACATCAAGGCAAGCAATGCAGTATCACCATCCATCAAACCAGCAACAGAAGGAGCGACCAACTAATGGCTCGTATCGTTTTAACCAATGCGTTCATTTCAGTTGGTGGAGTGGATTTGAGCGATTTAGTTAGCTCAGTCTCACTTTCATCAACATTTGATGTCGTAGAAACAACAGCATTTTCATCATCAGCAACAAAGACTCGCGTGGCAGGTCTTGCAGACAATTCAATCACTCTTGAATTTCATCAGGATTATGCAACAGGCGAAGTTGAACAAACAATTTATCCATTACTTGGAACAGTTGCAGCAGTAATTGTGAAGCCAAATGGCGGAACAACAAGCGCATTCAATCCTTCATACAGTTGCAACGCCGTGATCTCAGAGTGGACTCCGGTAAATGGTGCCGTGGGCGAGTTGGCCTCTGCAAGTGTGTCCTGGCCTGTAAGTGGTGCAATCACTAAGGCGGTTGTCTAATGGCTAGATTAGTTCTAACAAACTGCTATGTTCTTTTCGGATCAACCGACTTGAGCGACCACATTAGTTCAGTCTCATTGAGTTCGACTTATGACATCGTTGAGACCACGGCATTCGGGCAAACTTCAAAGACTCGTGTTGCAGGTCTTGCAGATAACTCAGTTACTCTTGAATTTCATCAGGATTATGCAACTTCAAGCGTGGAGCAAACAATTTATCCAACGCTTGGAACAGCAGTTACAATTGCAGTCAAGCCTGTTAATGGAACAACAACTGCCGTCAATCCGCAATACAGTTTCTCTGCGGTTGTGTCAGAATGGACTCCGTTGAACGGTGCTGTGGGCGAGTTGGCAACTGCAAGTGTGTCGTGGCCTATCAGCGGCGCAATTTCAAAGACAACAACATAAAAAACTAAGGGGGAAATAAAATGGATGGATTATTCATAAAGGTAAAAACAAACGATGGCACAGATGCAACTTTCCCGTTGCGCCCAAGAATCATCGTTGACTTTGAACAAAAGTATGGAAAAGGACTTGCAAAGTTAATTGGGGAAGAACAAAAGCTAGAGCATATCTATTATTTGAGTTGGCTCGCGCTTAGATCAAACGGAAAAGTTGTGAAGCCTTTTGGCCCTGATTTCTTGGATACACTTGAATCTGTATCTTTGGACACAGACCCAAATTTCGAATCCACAGAGACAGCCTGACCTATTCAATAGCAGCAGTTTCTGTGGAGACAGGCATATCTCCAATTGATTTGCTTGATGCTCCCGATGGCATACTTGAAGCAATAGTCATATACATGAAAGAACGAGCGAAGGCGCGAAGCAAGTAATGGCGGAAATCAATTACACAATTGTGATGCAAGGTTTGACCGAAAACATCATCGCCCTTGAACGCTTCGCGCCTGACCTTAAAAGAGAATTGAACAAAGAAATTCGTGGCATTCTTGCACCGATTGTTCTTGAGGCAAAAGGTTATCTTCCAAGCAATGATCAAATCCACCCTTCAGGATGGCAAAAAGGCGGATTCAAAAGATTCAATGGAGTCGGCCCATTAGCCCAAGATCAAACTCGTGGATTCATTGCCTACGATGCCGAACGAGCTAAGGCAGGAATCAAGCAAACTGCCGCAACCACTAAAAAAGACGGAAGCGGTTTTCGCAATACTTACGGAGTCATTCAGCGTGACCCAGGTGGTGCAATCTTTGAAACGGCAGGTCGAGGAAGTGCGGCATCTCGATCACGAAGTCGAACAAGCCGTTCACGCAATCCACAGGCTTCACAACACTTTATTGGTGTGATTCAAAGAGAGCATGGCGCATTGCCAACTGCTCGCGGTGAAGGTAAAGATAAAGGTCGCGCACTCATTCGCGCAGTTGAGAACAAAAGATATAAAGCATTGCAAGGAATTCGTGAGGCAGTTGAAAAAGCCTCTGCAAAAGCACAGGCACGCGTTGATGCCGCAGTCAGTCAGAGAGAGGTGTAAATCATGGCAATTGTTGAGCGGATTATCACCGTCTATAATGACAAAGGTTCCAAGCAAGCCGTCAAAGACCTCAAAGGTCTTGAGAAAAATTTTATCAATGCAGGAAAGAAAATCGGCAAAGCCTTTGCAGTTGCAACGGCTGCCGTGGGTGCATTTGCCATCAAAACAGGTGTTGATGCCGTCAAGGGTGCAATTGAGGATCAGAAGTCACAAGCAATCCTTGCCAATGCTTTGCGCAACACCACAGGTGCAACAGATGCCGCAATCAAAGCTACTGAAGAATATATTTCAAAGCAACAAATGTTGGTTGCCGTATCTGACACAGAACTTCGTCAGAGCCTTATCACCCTCACCACGGCAACAGGTGATTTGACACAGGCACAGGCTCTTCAAAATGTTGCTCTTGATACCGCAGCCGGCACTCAAAAAGATTTGCAGACCGTTTCCTTAGCAATTGCAAAGGCATACAATGGCAACATTGGCGCACTCACAAAACTTGGCGTGAGCATTGACAAAACAATTGTCAAAAATAAAGATTTCAAAGGCGCAGTTGATGCCTTAACAAAAGCATATGGTGGAGCTGCAATCACCGCAGCAGATTCTCTTGAAGGCCAACTGAAAAAATTGGGTCTTGCTTATGATGAAATCCTTGAGACTTTAGGGTATGCCCTTCTTCCGGTCGTTCAAGAATTTGCAGAATACATTGTCGCAAATGTGCTTCCTGCACTTGAGACATGGGTCAACACAAACAAGGATGAACTGGCAGCAGGTTTAGAAGGCTTAGGCACAACACTTATGCAGGTTGGCAAGTTGTTGGCAGGATTCTTCAAAGTAATTTCCGAGAATTTGGGTGCGGTAAAAGCATTCGCAGCAATCTTTGTTGGCGCAAAGTTGGCAACAGGTATTTATGGCGTTGTGACTGCAATCGGTCTTTTGCGATCAGCTTTTGTCAAGCAAACAGCAGCAGCAACCGCCGCAGGTACGGCAACCGCGTTTGCCACAGGCGGTGCTTCGGCAATCGCAGCAGCAGCAGCCATTGGCGGTTTCGTTGTTGCAGCAGGTGCAGCATATGTTGCAATCAATAAACTGACAGATGCAACCGATAAGGGTGCAGAATCAACTCAAGCATACAATTCACATTTGAGTGAACTCAACGAGTTTGCAAAGCAGTTTGCAATCAATAATGCAAAAAACACCAAAATCATCAACAAAAACATAACTGAAACAAAACAATTAACCGCTGCTGAAAAGAAAGCCGCTGAAGTTCGTGCTGCAATCAAAAAAGCAGGTCTTGACAAATTTGGCATCAAAAATGTCTCAGATACAGACCCAATTCAGCTTGAAGCAGCACGCCTGAATCTTCTGAAGCAAAATAACCTAGAAGAGCAACGCAAAATTGCAGCAATCATTGAAAACATGAATGCTCAAATGATGGCAAATCAAGCAGTTCAGCGATATGTTGATTTGCTTGGAGTCGTTGCCGATCAAGTTATTTCAGATCAAGAAGTCATCCTTCTTGCTGGCAAATGGGGAATCAGCGCAGAAGCCGTTGTTGCTTACACAACCGCCATTTTTGCAGTCAATGATGCAAAACTTTCAACAGAAGAAATTGACCTGCTTGCAAGGCAATGGGGAATCACCAAGAAACAAGCAGAGATGTATCTTGACTTTTTCAAATACATCAACGATGGCAAACTAGATCAGAGCGAAGTCAATGCTTTGATGGACAAGTGGGGTCTGACTAACAAAGAAGTTCAAGACTATGCAAAGAAGATTTCCGAAGGTGTAACTCCATCGGATTTGTGGCCGACACCTGGAAACCAAGCAGCGCAGTCTTGGAAAGATGCTCTTGCAGCTTTGAATGCTTATATGTTGGCAGCAGGAACAAAACTTTCACCTACAATGCCACCACCACCGGTCGTGCCACCAACACCTGCACAAATCACGGCAGTTGCCAAGAAACTTGAATCTTTTGAAGGATCAGCAGCAAGTGCCTTTGGAACTTTGACGACAGCAGAAAAAGCAGTATTGGGTGGATACAAACCATTTGTGGGAGCAGAAACAACTATCAGCGCCCCAACAATTTCAGCACCATCAACTGTTGGATTAGGCACATCAGGAACAGGTTCACAGTTACCACCTGGGGTGACAATCAATGTTTATGGAAGTGTGACAACAGAGAACGACTTGGTTACAACTGTTCGAAATGGTTTGCTTCAAGGACAAAATAACGGTCAATCAATTCTGAAATCTGCGGTGACAATCTAATGGCTATGCCTACACTTGGCGTTGCAGTTGACTTTGCCAACGGCCCTGCCTTCGGCAATCCACTTATTCTTGGTGATGCTTCAACGCCACTTGGCGTGGGCATCCTGGCAGATACGGCATCAGATGTTGTTGATGTTTCTGACATCACCCTTCGCGCTTCAATTCGCAGAGGCAGAAACAGAATCCTCAACAAGTTTGAAGCAGGAAGTGCAACGATTGTCCTTGAGGATACCAATGGTGATTGGGTACCAACAAACACCTCATCGCCCTACTACGGCAAACTTCTACCTCTTCGCAAAATCCGCATTTGGGCAGATTACAATTCAGTCAGGTATTACCTGTATTCAGGCTACATCACGAGCTATGACACAAACTTTCAAGTCGGTGTTGAGTCAGTCTCAAGTGTGACCTTGCAATGCGTGGATGCCTTCCGTCTTTTCTCCAATGTTTCAATTTCAACAGTTGCAGGAACTTCGGCAGGGCAGACAACAGGTGAGCGCATGAATAACTTGCTTGATGTTCCTGCCTTTCCAACTTCGATGCGTGTGATTGATACAGGCGACAGCACGGTTCAGGCAGACCCAGGCACCGAGCGTGACCTGCTCAATGCCTTGCAGACAATTGAAAACAGCGAATTCGGCGGTTTCTATATTGACCCTGAAGGCAATGCCACATTTTTGTCTCGAAATACTTTGGCTCAAAAGGCAGATCAGACGGCGACAGATTTTGCAGATGATGGCACAGGCATTTCATATCAAACCATTGATTTTGCCTATGACGACACCCTTATTTTTAACGATGTGACGGTCAACCGTGTGGGTGGAATCGCTCAAACTGTTCAGGATACAAGCAGCATTGAGACCTATTTCATACACTCAGGAAAGCGTGAAGGACTACTCGTTCAAACCGATACTGAGTCTTTTGACCAGGCAACGATGATCCTTCAGTCACGCAAAGATGCCATTTTCCGCATTGACTCCATTGGTCTAAATTTGGCAGATGATGCAGAGACGGCTCGAATCCAGGCAGGATTGGAACTAGACATCTTTGACTTGGTTGACATTACTAAGTCAACTCCAGGGGCAGGAAGTGTCACCCTTGAACTGTTCGTACAGGGCGTTCAGCATGACATTACGACCAACACTTGGGGAACAAAATTTTTCACGGCTGAGCCTATAATTCAGGCGTTCATTTTAGATTCAACAACACAAGGCATATTGGATGGCGCAAACTCTGTGCTTTCCTACTGATTAAGGAGCAACAATGGCAAAACAGACATTCACAACAGGTCAAGTTTTGACCGCAGCACAAATGACATCGCTGCAACAGACTGCGATGTTGGGTGGAGCTGCGAGTGCAAAGGTTGCTTCTTATGTGCTTGTTGCAGCCGATGCAGGTGATGCAATCACAATGGATAATGCAGGAGCAACAACAATCACCGCAAACACAGGCTTGTTTGCAACAGGTGACATTGTTACCATCATCAACATTGGCACAGGCGCTTGCACCATTACGGCAGGAACGGCAACGGTTACAACTTCAGGATCACTTGTTCTTGCTCAAAATCAAGGCGGCGTTCTTCGCTTCACGAGTCCAAGCGCTGCGATTTTCTTACAGTTTGCAACACCAGCCTCTGGAGATATCGAAGGCGTAACCGCTGGCACAGGATTATCAGGCGGCGGCACATCAGGAACGGTCACATTGTCATTTGATTACGCTGTCGGAAACCAAGCAATTGAAAATGCACAAACAGGCACAACCTACACTTTGGCTTTGTCTGATGCTGGCAAAATGGTTACTTTGACAAATGCATCGCCAATCACTTTGACCATTCCAACAAATGCCACAATAGCTTTTCCAACCAATACACGCATTGACATTTTGCAGTATGGGGCGGGACAGGTGACAGTCGGTGGGGCTGGCGTAACAATCAATTCAAGCGGATCGAAATTGAAATTAACAGGTCAGTATTCAGGTGCATCACTTTGGAAAAAAGCAACTGACACATGGGTTTTAATTGGTGACATTGCATCATGAGTCCATTAAAACCAATTGGATTGAATAAATTTGCACCTAGCGCAGTCGTTGTTGATTTTTTTGTTTTAGCAGGCGGTGGTGGTGGTGGTTATGGTGTGAATACCAGTGGTTTGCGCGCAGGCGGTGGCGGCGGTGGGGGCGGTTATCGCACATCATTGCAGGCAAGCGGCGGCGGTGGTGCCGCTGAATCACCATTGACAATCACAAAAGGAGTCAATGTAACCGTAACAATTGGTGCTGGTGGTGCAGCAGGTGGGGGCGGTAGTAATTCAGTATTTTCAACAATTACATCAACAGGTGGTGGAATTGGTGCAGATGGTGGAAACAACGGCGGCGCAGGCGGCTCAGGCGGCGGCGGCGGATCGGTAAGCGGTGGCAGTACTGGCGGCGCAGGAACATCAAATCAAGGCTATGCAGGCGGCACAGGAAACACAACAGGTAATGATGTTGGCGGCGGCGGCGGTGGTGCCGCAAGCACCGGTGGAAATGGTAATACCGGGTCAGGCGGATTAGGCGGTGGTGGCGGCGCAGCTTTAACTTTGACACTTGATGGAACTGCTCGCGGCGGCGGTGGTGGCGGCGCAGGTGCAGGCACAGGTGGCACAGGTGGCACAGGCGCAGGTACAGGTGCTTACGCATCAGGTTCAGCAACTAGCGCGGTTGCAAATTATGGCGGTGGTGGCGGTGGTGGTTATAGAACCACATCAATTAGAAATCCTGGTGACGGCAGTTCAGGAATTGTCAAGCTAAGATTCCCAACCGCTTCAGGAACAATTACAATTGGCGCAGGTTTAACAGGATCAACAACAACAAGCGGTTCAAACACAATTGCAACTATTACCGCTGGCACAGGAAATGTGAGTTGGGCATAATGGCACATTACGCATTTTTAGACGAAAACAACATTGTGGTTGAAGTAATTGCAGGCATTGACGAAACCGAATTGATTGAAGGTCTTGAACCTGAAATTTGGTATGGCAATTTTAGAAATAAATTATGCAAGCGAACCAGTTACAATGCAAAAATCCGTGGAAAATACGCTGCAATCGGTGATTTTTATGACGAAACAAATGACATTTTTGTTTCATTTAGAGTTGAACCAAATGAGTAATTTTCCACAAGGCACAAGATCAAGGAGCAACAATGGCTTCCTCAATCAAATTAAACGACATTGTGGAAACCGTTATTGTAAAAAACTTAAAGCGTAGAGATGATCGCCTTGAAGCTATAAGCAAACAACTTGATGCTTTAAGTATAAATTGGCTCAGGTTTGATGTTATTGACCATATCGGAACAAGGGCAAATCCGACTTGGTGGAATGCCTTCAACGGGCTTCAAGCCATCAGATATGCAAAACACGCAAAATTGCCCTGCGTTTTAATTCTTGATGATGACTGCCTCTTTGTGGATGACTTTGCAGAAAGATTTGAAAAACTCTGGCCTCACATTCCATCTGACTGGGATTATGTTTCTTTCGGAGAAATCTTTGGTGATAAAGAAGAAATTTATCCAGGAATTGTGAAAAGCCAAAATAGTTGGGGTGGTCACGCGAGCCTTGTTCGTGACACTCTCTATGATTTAATCTTAGAAAACATTGATGGTTTAGATTTCGCCGATGAACAGATGAATCGCAAAGTTAAACCTCACGCAAAATGTTATGTTTTCTCGCCTTACTTGATAACACAATCACCAGGCTTTTCAGACCATTCAGGGGATTATGCAACAAATCACTTGTTCGATTAAATAACTATAAAGGAGCAACAATTGCGCACATCACAAGTGACGGTGACAACCTCACCCACAAAGATCGTTGCAACTGGCAACATTTTTAGAGAAGTTCACATTCACAATGAATCAGGCAACATTTGGATCGGTGGCGATAACACCGTCAGCACATCCAACGGTGTCAAGGTTGACAATAATTCCCATGATGTGATGCATCTTCCTGCGACAACAGAGGTGTGGGCAGTTACCAACACAGGAACCGCGCTTGTTTATGTTTTGGAAGTGAACCAATGACAGCTCAAGACTGGGCAGCGTTGGGCGTTGCACTCATCACCATTATTGGTGCTTTTGCCACAGCCGTTCGATGGCTTGTTAAGCATTACCTCAATGAACTCAAACCCAATTCAGGCTCAAGTCTCAAAGACTCCGTTGAAAGATTGGAACGACAAGTTGAGGAAATTTATCGCATCCTTCTTGCTCGCAATAACTCTTAGCGGTTGCAGTTATCAAGGTTGGGTTCGCTACCCTTGCCAAGAGTTTGAAAATTGGGAAAAACCTGAATGCAACAAACCGCAATGCGACATCACAGGAACCTGCACCTCTGACCTACTTCCGGAGATATTTGATGAAACGCCGTGACCGATACACACCTGAAGAATTACACGCTCGACTTGTTGTCAGCATAGGAATCATGCTTGCAATCGTCTTTGCAGGATCAGTATTTGCGCTCCTTTGGGCGTTGGTATTTGTCACCCAACCGATGAAGCAAGCACCCAATGATGCAGCCTTCATTGACCTAGTTGCAACATTGACGGTCTTTCTCACAGGAACTTTGGCAGGGATAGTCTCTGCAAATGGACTCAAATCAAAACCAAAACAAGGGGAGAACAATGTCAGCTCAACTCAATAAGTTTCTTGATGTGGCACGAGGCGAAGAAGGCTTCATTGAAGGCCCTGCCGAAAATCAAACTCACTATCAAAAGGCAAACCAAGCATGGTGCGGAGCCTTCGTTATGTGGGTGGCAAAACAGGCAAAAGTGACATCAATTCCCAACTGCACATTTACACCGTCAGGGGCAGAGGCCTTCCAATCAAAAGGTAAGTGGCAAGATGCCGAAACTGCCACGCCCATGCCAGGTGACATCGCCTTCTTTGATTTTCCAGGCGATAATGTCAACCGGATTTCTCATGTGGGCATCGTCTTGCAGGTTCGAGATGATGGAACTGTCGTGACAATAGAAGGCAACACGGCACCTGATAAAAAGGGCGATCAGCGCAATGGCGGTCAAGTTTGCCGTAAGGTTCGCGCCTATAAGAAGAAGAATCGTGGGAAACTAAAGACATCCTTGCCCGTGTTCATCGTTGGATTCGGCAAGCCTACCTTTAAGGAGTAATGATGCTTGACAAAGTAAAACTTGAAGCAATTGTAAAGACATACTTGCGTGCAGCAGCAGCAGCCGTTGCAGCTTTATATCTTGCAGACCCAAATCAACCTGTGAAGAATTACCTAGTGGCAGGATTGGCAGCAGTTGCCGGCCCTGTCTTGAAGGCGCTTGATTCCAAGTCAACAGAATTTGGCAGAGGAAGCAAGTAAAAAATGAACCGGGGGGAAATTTTAGATGAGGCAAAACGCCTCACACATACTGATCGTCAAAAAAACTATGGATCACCGTATGTAAATCACAAACGCATCGCCGACC